AGAAAAATTTTTTTTTTTTATATTTTAAAATTTTTAGTTTTATATTTTAGTATACCGTTTCTAGCCTATCGTACTTCCCGTCGGATCCCTGAGCTAAAAACTTGGTGTTCAGATCGATACGCGACACCGCAGCTGAGAACTGCGATGCCGATATATGTCCAATGGACTCGATACAGTCGAACCAGTCATATACGTCCGCTTTGCTCTTGCCATAACTGTCGGCGTTTATTTGTATAACGTCATCAAATGACATAAGAGACCGAAGTTCTCTTGTATACTCACGCACACCGACTTGCACCTCTTCAAAGTGCTTTAATGACTTGAAGCTCATACCAGAAAGCTTGACAAGTTTTCTTCTGATATTTGGGACGAGTTGCCCGTGACACAACACGAAACCACAAAAGGCCGCGAAATCACCCCACTCCATCGACATATCGAATCCACAGTACAAGCCAAGTTCCGACATTCGTGACTCGTTGACGTGCATGTTTGCTTGATTTCTGTCGACGTCATCGCCTTGGCCAAAGAGCGCCATAGCCCCGTCTCCTTCAATCAACCAAAGACATAGATTCAGCATAAGCATTGTATTCCCCTTGAGTGTCCAGGGAGCTCCACTTGGTTTAACCCATTGAAGCCTAGCCTCCACGTTATTATTGATCACGCGGTAATCGGCATACAATGAATAATACAACTCCAAGAAATCCGAATCGACCCCTAAGAGCCGATCGAATTCCATATTGATAGAGTGTGTAAATTCATTTTGCTTTGAATCCATCTCTACTGCATCCAACCTCACGTTCTCCGGAACAGGGACCTTCAATGTAGCCTTGACGAACTTTTGAGCCACGTCGTCCATCGACATACCGTTGTTCCATACGGTTGACTCGTTCAAAGAGGCTTTAATGACTTCGGAAATCATGCGACAAGCGTAGCCGAAGAAAGAGTTTGCACCCTTAGACCACGCCATAATGCCCTGAGGACATTTCGCCACAGAATCCCATGTCACAGCATCCTCTTTCGCCTTGAAGTTCCCTTTGCCTGAAAACCTTAGGATTCGATCGTCCTCCTCCGCGCTAAGACAGTGGGCGCTTGAATAGCCCGCAGTTCTTGCCTTTTTCAACCACCCGTTGTACACGTCACTCATCTTCACGTCGCTCCAGGCATCTGCTAGTTTCTCGACGTCAATCATAGAATCGAAGCCGTTTCTCGCTATCTTCCTCGACAGAATCCTACCCTCCTCGTCAAGGAGGTATTGTTTCTGTTGGGAAGCATATCTTGTTGCGAATGCTGCTAGTTCTTGTGTTTGATCGTCTGCACTATAATGCAGCCCGTTACTAGTTCCAAACCTTAGCACCCTAGCTAATGGTTTCAAATTGCCCCTAGCGTTCACAGGTAAATCTGTGAAGTCACCCTTGTATCTACCTTTGAAAACCTTTTCGATACATTCGAAAGTCTTACCATCAACCTTATTCTTCCCGTCAGGACCGAATACTTTTTTGACTTTGATGGCAAATTCCGAAGGCATTGTTGTGATAGAGTTAAGGGCTTCCCCTAGTGCGGCTTTATGAATATCCATTTCGGGGATTTCTCGGAAGGCATCGTGCGTAGCCCTATATTCCGGTTCTCCCACTACTGGTTTTGGTTTTTCTACTAAACGCTCTAATTGAGTGTCATGGATCAGGAATTGCTTAGACTTTTCGATCCAGCCCTCGTGGTCATTTACAGACGCAAGCGTCTGTGAGTCTTCCC